TCTTCTGAAAAAAACATTACCCATCTAGGTTCTGCGTTACCGCCACGCTTATAAAGAACGGCATCTCTGTTTTGCATCACAGTAAAAGGAGAGGGAAAACTTCCGGCTTTTCTATATTTAACTTCAACTATTATATCGTGACCATTCAACTCTAAGACTAAGTCTCCTTTGTATTCCCCTCCCAAAGCTCCCGATAACGGTTGGCGTTTCGCTTTGATCTTCCACGCTTTGAATAATTTGACAAAGAAGTTTTCATGGTATGTTCCTTTTCTGCTAGCGTTGCTTGCCAATTTGATTTCTCCCTACACGAAAAACAAACGTAATAAGTACGCATGCTTTTTACTTTCATTAAATATCTTGCGTTTGTATTGCATACATCACACTTTCTCATTTAACTTTAAGCTTACAATCTAAAGCTTGAACCCAATATAAAAGCATATAACCTGATGGCAGACGTTCATATCTTTCCCATTTACCTATGAGCGAATTTGCACAACCTATTTGAAATGCTAAAGCCTCCTGAGATATTTTAAGTTTGTTTCTTTTTTTTACTAAGGAAGTAACTAATTCAATCCAGTTTGGATCAACTGGTATTGGTACTGCCCGGTACTGAAATATCTGATCTGACTGCATCTGCTACCTTTTGTGCTGTACTAAAACGTAACTCCATTCCGTTGATGGCTCTATAGTATGTACTAGTTGGAACCTTTGCTTGTACGAACATATCAATTAAACGAATATCATGTAGATACGCTATATCTTGTAGTTGGTTTAAGTAATTTGACAATATCATGTGATAATGTATACTGCAATAATGCATAGTTTACAAGGGGAAAATTGTGTTATATTGTGCTTTTATTAATGATGATTTAATTATTGAATCTGGATATGGTGTAATAATGCAGAATACCATAGATGAACAAGAACGAAAAGCATTAAAGGTTTGGATGCGAGGAGTAATCCAAAACCAAAAAATGAGTGCGTATGAGTGGGCAACCAAAGCAGGTACTAGTCCTACTAACATTACACGTTTTCTCAATGGCAATGCTAAGTCTATACCATCTTCCAGAACTGTCGCTAAATTGTCCCATGTATCAGGAACAGAGCCTACCAAAGTAACTGTTGCTGATAGCTTAACCAGAACACTTGAGGTGTTTAATACGAAAGGGAACAGAGTGCGATATGTAAATGTTTATGGTATAGAGGGAAAAGCGTTAGCTTTAGAACTTGATACACCTAGTGGGTATGGTACTGCCGGGATAAATAAAGGCGATACTATAATAGTAGAACAAGATGTAAAGATAGAAGAAGAAGATGTGTTTGCATTTCGTTTTGAGTATAGAGTTTTAATAGGACAAAAGGTTGGGAATAAAATTATTCATCACTCTTTGTGGGAGAAACATAAATTGTTTAAAGACGTTGAGATTATTGGTAAAGTAATTCAATGTATTAAATCGTTTAATGTTCCTAAAAAAGATTTCACTGATATGGTTTAATTTTTTTTATTCTATTTACTTAACATCTTCATAGTTATATAAATGATACTGTGTGTTATTATGTGTAAAGATTAAATAGTCAATGCATTAAGAAACAATATAAAACGACAAACTTATTGAAAGTAATGCGATAATGCACAACGCAGTTTTTAAAAAAGGATTGCGTTTTTTCCTTGGTTTACATAGAGTTATTAAATTAATTTTAGCGTATCGTGGGATGTGACCAAAGACCATTTCGTTTAAACTCCTCCGTTTACACCGAGAATGTCGGCGGTTCGAGACCGTCACCGCCCACCATTTACAGAGCATAGACAACCTAAGTGTGTGTTAAAATGTGTGTAACTTTTTAAATTTACCATTTATTTCACGTTATTCATAGCTAGTTTTTTATGTTGAGTTGATATACCTACATAACGTTGTAACGTTTTTAAGTTAGTCCATCCACCTAATTGTCTTAACGTTTCCATATCACCACCCGTAGTTAAAAATGTGCAGGCAAAATGATGTCTCCAATCATGTATAGTAAAGTGTGGTATCGTAGCTTTACCAAGTGACCTTAACTCTTCATTAGCTTTTATTACTGCAGTCTTATGAGACTTAGCAGGACCTTGTTCAGCATATGGTTTCCCATATTTATTTACAAATACATATTTTTCATGTCTCCAACCCTCTTTAATCAACGCTTCTTTAAATCTAGGATGCATAGGAATAAAATTATTTTTACTTTGTTTAGTGTTTGTAAAAGGTAATCGTATTAACTCTTCATCTATTAAACAATCATGTATCTCTAATAAACGTGCTTCACCTTTCCTAAACCCATGGTAAGCAACACCTATTCCCCACGTTTTTAACCATGGTTGATAATGTTTGAATAACATTTCTCTTTGATCTACTGACAACCATATAACTTTTTGATTATCTACATGACGTTTAGGTATTGTTAAACAATCGGGCGTATCTTTAGCTACAACTTTATATCCAGAGACTTTAAGTATAGCTTGGAAGACATCTCTTATTCTATTGTATGATGCAGGCTTATAGTTTTTCATAAACTTAATAGTGAATGTATTCCAATCAGCTAAGTTTATTTCATATATATTTGTGTTACGAAATACTCTTAACATATTATCTGCACACCATAGGTCACGCTTACTTCTTGTCTGAACCTTTGCCCAAGTGATAACTGCAGAACTAAAAGGGATAGCAAGTTTGCTATCTCCTTTAAGTAGTTCGATTGCTTTTCGTTCTATATCTCTTACGACTTCTTCTGCATCTCGTTTCTTAACACGTCTCGTGCTTTCACGTACTGAGATGAATCGATCTCCGAAGTATACTTTACCCTCGACTTGGTAAAACTTTGATCCTTTTCGTTTGAATATAGGTAACGACACTGCAAACTCTCCATAAGTAATTCATAATTTTCTTGTTTAAATCTCCATGCATGCCCCACTTTCATGTAGGGAATGTGATTTAATTTGCAAAGCTTTTTTAATTTACCTACTGAAGTTTGTAGTTCTCCTGCAATATCTTCTATAGCAATAGTAGGTATAATAGTTTCAATATTAGAATGGGATTTCATCATTCATCTCCTCTTCTTTAGGTTGTTCTTGTGTTACTTCAGCTTGTGTTATTTGAGGTGTCGTACCATTCTTTGCATCAAGGTATTCATTCCTACCGTTTTGATTTGCATTAGCAAGATAGTCTGTATTAACTTCTCTTAAACTACCTGATAACATTTGCTTTGTTTCTCCGGTTGATTTATCTAAATAATCTTTCCAATAAAGACCTATTCTTTTAGCCATACCTAATAGATTAATAGTACCGCCAACATCCGGGATAGTTTCTTTTTCTTTATTCTCATTAAGATAAATTGGTCCTGCACTTATATAAACATTGCGGTAAGGTTTACCATCTCGACTTGTTGCTTTTACAATGATTGCTTTAACATCAGTACCATCACAGTTAATTGTTCCATCAAACATAATATCTTTTTTATCTCTAGGTTGGAACAAGCTGACCCTATTTGTGTTATCAAATTCCATTGCTACCTCCATCCATTATTGTTAGACGTTTTAGTTTCTTTGTTTTTATTAGGATCATTCTCTGCATCACTAGCTAAATTAGCATCATCATCTGAAGCTAATCCCATGATAGCCTGCAAAGCATATCTTTTTGCATAGGTGATAGAACTACCCATAGCTTGAGCATCATCTTGTTTACCTTGCTTAATTAATACGGGAACTTTACTTACTAATGTTGCTTCATCATTTTTATGAGAGACAGTAGTTTCTACATATATATCTAGATGAACTCTTTGTTTATTTTCTCCATCATTAAGTAATGTATTTTCAAACTTAACCGCTTGTGAAAATGACAATCCAAAATCAGCACCATGATTGCAGGCATTAATAACACTAGTTAAATCAGCGTAACTATTTTTAAAGAATGGGTTCTTACTACTTTTAATTGCTGATATATTAAGTTGTTGAAACATAGACATTGCTTCGTTAAGTGATTTACATTCAACATTTTTTTTTGTAGTATCTGAATTCATATGATTTCCTATCGTATGAACGGGGCTAGTTTCGTTGTGGGGATTAGTCCCATTTTTATTTTGCGTTGGCATATTGTTTCTCCTGCTTTTCTTGTTTAGTTAATTTAGTTTTAAAAAATCCATCATGTTGTGGGTTCAATGCCATGAACAACCGAGCATAAAAAGCTATGTAATTATTATTGATTTTATAATCGGGATCATTAGTTTCTATTGCGGTTTCATATCTGATACGCCCAATAACTAACCAATGACTTAGATGTTTGGCACCTCTATTAATGGCTATGTTAGTGTACTTTTCAAACTCTTTATATACACTTGGATTAGCTTTATGAAATGCCCAGAACTCTTGTTTCGTAGTCATAAAAACTCCTATCTTATGTTGAATCTTACACCTGCTTTGGTGCGTTTAATTGACAGTGAACTATTAAATACTTCTCGTTCATTGTCTGCGAGCATGCTTTTAAGATCCGCTTTTACTTTGTTGTGGTTGTCATGCTCTACCTTTGAAGAAATAAATTTCTCCGCTAGTTCTGTGAAATGATTTTCTTTGCTTGCATCTCTTGCAACCAAGTCATCAATAGCAATGCTATCAACAACCTTTAATGTTCTATCGGGTATGTTAGCAACGGGTTCTTCTCCCGATATAACTAACTTCCAAAAGTCTTTTAATACCGGGATCATCCTATGTATTTCAGCTTCATTCCTGCTAATCTTAGAACAAGTCCATTCATTACCTTGGATAACTGAGAAATACATAGAGTCTAAATCTGCAACAAACATATATAATTGTAGTTGCGGAGTGTAATATAAGACTTGATCTTGAAATGATTTGTATGAGTTTACATGTTTACACTCAACACCTACCTCACTTAGATTACCCATCTCATTTAAAACAACACCATCAAGTGTACCTTTTAATGACAAACCCTCGTAATCTTTCATAGCTTCTACTTGATATGCACATTGCTTTTCATACTGTTGCTCGAACCATTTAATATTAAAAGCTTCTGTTGCTACACCTAATTGTACTCTGAAAATATCAGACAAATCTTTTGGTTGTGTCTTGCCCGTTTTCTCTAGCCATAACTCATGCCAATTACCTTGCATAATTTTGACTGCATCTGAGCCACCAATATAACCCATCCTCCAATGTGACTTTGCACCATTAGAATTAATATAATTTTTACCTATAGTGTGTTGTGGTTTTTGTTGTGGTTGTGACATAAAATATCTCCTATCTGTTTATTTATACTGCACTTTTGCAAAAGAAAAGTCAATTAAATTTGTACGTTTTATGCTATTTTGCATCATTTCATACAACATTTTACGCTTTTTAAAGTGATATTCTCCCGCCATTCTGTATTCAGCTAGACTAGGGAACCAAGTTTTTGTTTTAGCAATGTGATCTACTGCATGTAAAAATATATCTGCAGGAAAATCATTAAGTCCATCTGCTATTGCTCGTATTCTTAACGCAACATCTGCAGGTGTTTCTTGTGATGGTTTAACCATAACTAAAGTACATTTATGTAATGCTTGATGCATTTGATCTAAAGGTAGTGGAACCATTGCCAAACTTATTATTCTATTTGCTTCTTCTATTTTATCAGCGGGATTATCTCCAACTAAATAATAAGAATGTATTGAATAATCTTTATTAATTTTTTCCTTGTAAGATATTATTGAGTTTAACGTGGTAAGAATTTTGTTCGTTATATCTTTTGGTGTTTGAGTTGTTAATCTTTCTAATGCCTTGGTGCGAAGCGAATCGTCTAGTTGAATCAATTCCATTTGTTTGTACCTCACTATATGTTATTGGTTTATGATTGGTAGGTTCGGGTGTCACTCTGACTCTACCATGGTGTCTCTCTGATACCTCCGAGGTGTCACTCTGACACTCCCGGTAATCTTTTATCTTATATATATTAACTTTGTTTGAACGTTGTTTCCTATCAATGAATTTATTCTTGCATAAGTAATCTATCTTTCTAATCACTGTACTCTTTGATAGGTTTGTTTCTTTAGCTATTGTATCTAAGG